ATGCAGTTCCTAAAGCATCTTTAATTGTTGGTGGCACAACAGTAAATGTATTTAATCTTGATCTTTGTTTCATTAGAAATGCTTTGATTGGTGCAAACTCTGTTCTTGTCATTGGCGGATATGTAAGAGTAATACTAAATCTTTGTCCGTCAATTTGTCTAGCTTGTACTCTACCTGATGTTGTTACTGATGTAATTGTATTTTGCTGTGAACTAATATTAGCATTTCTAGCAACTGGTGATGTAGGTAATTGTCCACTCATATTATACTAATGCCGCTTTTCCTTTTTGGTTTAACGCACCATTGATGATATTTACAATAGTTGCTCTGTTATCAATTACTAATTCTTTAACACCCTTAACATCTGTTGCATTTATTGTGAAATGAACTGATGTACCTAAATTTTGTAATCTTTCATTAGATATAATCTCACCATCTTGATTAGGTACAAATAATTCTCTACCACGTTCTCCAACTAAATAAGCATTTGTTTGTGTAGTTCTTCCACCTGATGCTCTTCTTAATACTGATCCACCTTCTGCTCTATTACCTCTTACACTACCACCTTCTGCCGCACCTAATAATGCAAGTAATATTCTAAGACCAGCTTGTTTCTGAAGTTCTTTAGTTTGTTTTTTCATTATACCAAGTTTTTTGTTTTCTTGGTCTGTTGCTTTCTTAATTTCTATTCCAAATAGTTTTTCTAATACCATTCTTATTACAGCCGCTAATGCTTCTACTAATGCTTGTCTAACAAGATTTCTTAATGCTTCTCCTAAATTCTTACCAAGAATAATTGATTCTGCTAATGCTCTTGATATGCCTTCAATACCTTTAAATACTCCTTCAATAGCAAGAGTATAAATATTATTCATTTTCTTTTCCCATTCTGTCATTTGTTTAGAAACAACTTCATTTAATGCTTCCTCAATCTTTTCTAATGTAGTTTTAACTTTTTCAGTTGTTTGGGGTAAGTTAGATTCTTGTTGTGGAAAATCTTTACCAATACCAAATGGTGGTATTGTTCCTTTTCCTATATCACCTTTTCTTCTAGTATCTATTTCACCAATATTATTTAAAAACTCATCAACCGCTTCTGATTCTTGTAATGTTTTGTTTAAATCTTTAACATCTTTATTTAATCCTCTTGTAGCATAAGCAATACCGCTAATAATAGTAGCCGCACCCATAGCTAAAACAAACAAAGGATTTTTCATCATTGTAGCTGTTAAACCAGAAATAGCTATTTTTAATAATCCTATTGCAGTAATTAAATTTGTTATAAATATAATAAATTTAGCACCAATAATTGCTAACAGAACAGCTAATAGTTTATCAAAATTTTCTACAACTAAAATTGTAGCTTTTCTTAACCCTTGCATAGCAACAGCTATTTTTTCTCCAACTAATATTCCAAACTGTGTTATTTGTCTTTGATTTGTTGTTACAAGTTTTTGTAAATCACCTAATTGTTTTTTAAGTTCATCAAAGAAACCTTTTGCTACTGATGCTTGGAAGATAAAGAAGGCATCTTGTAAGTTTGATATACTACCACTAACAGTTTTTGATAGTTCTTCCATTAACTGTCCGAACTCACCACCTGTTCCAAATGCTTTCTTTAATCTTTTAATTGTTTCATTAATTGAATAAGTTGTACCAGCAGTAAATCCAGCCATAGCAGATACACCACGTTCTCTAAATAATTCAGCACTAGCTACACCAGCACTTAATGACCTTTGAACTTGTAAAGAAGCTAATGCAAAATCTCCACCTAATAGAACTGCTGTGTTACCAGTTATTTTAAGTAATTCTTCAAAACTAACACCAGCTTTCTCTGCTGTTTTTCTAACAGTGGCTAAACTTGTAATACCTTGTTGAATATTTCTTAATTCAAATGGAGTAGTAGCGGCAAACTTAGTAACTTGCTCTAATGCTCTTTGACCAGCTTTAGCAGAACCAAATAATGCTTTTAATTGAACACCTAAGTTTTCTATTTGAATACCAGCATTTGCAAATCCTCTAACTACCGCTACTGTACCAATACCAATTAAAGCATTTCTTAAATTAAAAACAGATGATCTTATTCTTTGTAATCTGCTTTGAAATTGTCCAAATGCTCGTTTAGTATTATCTACTGCGTCTAAGCGAATTTGAAGGCGTTCTTGTGCCACTTAATTTCTCCTTGTCTGCCTTCACTTTAAAATAAGCTAACCAGTAAGTAAATTCTTCTTCTGGCATAGCCAATATTTCACCCATACTTTTTTTTAATCGTTCACCCAGAGCAAGTATGGTATATAACTCTTGGTCGTATCTTACTTTTTTTCGGCTTCCTCAAAAGGTATTGTGTTTAACATATCTGTAGCTACTCTAGCAATAACTTCAGGATCAGCCTTATTTAATAATACCTGTTTATCATCTAATTTGAAAACTTTATTTCCATCTTTATCTCTAGCTTTCAACATTAAGGCATCTACAAGCACACTTAAATCGTCTTGTTTAGCACCTTTAAATAAGTTTCTTTTTTCCGCCATTGAAAATGGTGAACAATAAATAACAAGGGGATTACCTTCCTCGCCCCATTCAGCGACTTCAATTTTCTTGATCCCTTGCTTTTCAAAATGATCTTTTACTCTATCTATTACACTCATGCTTTAGCCTTCCTTATACAGTACTTTCTGTTAAAGCCCCATTTCCTTGAAATGAGATTTCCATTTCTACCATTCCATCAAATGATGAGTTGATAGTTCTACCAGTTACGATAGCACTACCTGAATAGTAGGTATCTCCTGATGATGCACCTTCTGGGTACACATTAAGAGTAATTTCTGCACCAGCATCAATGTTACCTTGTGCTGTGTCAGTTTCGTCAAAGAATAAAGAAGCTGTACCTGTGAAAGCCTTTAGACCAACTTTATATGATCTATCAGTATCACCCATAGCAGTATCTTCAATTGTTTCAGCAGTACTTTCAAGTGTGAATGATCTTAACTCTCCAAGAGTATCAGAACCAATCTTAATAGTACCTTCTGAGCCTGTATGTGTTGCCATACTTTTCTCCTATTGTTAGTTGTTATGGTGTTCCAGCAGTATATTGGTAAGTTACTCTTACCACTACTCGGATTCCACCTACTGGGTAAAGAGTTCCTTCATCTGTAGATACTTCTACAATTTCAGTTCTCTTTGCATATCCACCTCTAGTCCTATCGGATTCAAGAGTAGATTCTATGACCTCTATAAGTTGGTTTCTCTTTGTGTCAATGTTTGTATCAGTTCCTTTTACAAAACCAACGAGGATAAAATCGGCTTGTGCTTCTCTAGTAATTGTAGATGATGTCATTGTTTGATCTGATCTAATCTCATTACCGGATTGTATAAATACTGCCGGATATTGTTGTTGAGTTAGTTCATCTACGTCAAATGGTTCTCGTGTAATCTTTTTTAATTCAATAGGTGATGTAACTGCATCAAGTACAGTTATAATATTATCAGCTATGTTTTCTCTATTACTCATCTTAATTTATTCTGTTTAAATAGTTCTTTAGCAAAAAAATCAATCAATGTCTTTTGTTCTTTATCACCAATTAAGAAAAATGGTCTTTTTTTCTGATTGCCTACAGCTTTAAGGTTTTGGAACTTATTGGCAAAGAATAATATTGCTTCTTTTGGACTAGCTTTTTGTGTCATATTAGATAGCATTTGACCACTAAAATTCAAATCAGGGAATCTAACTTGTCTGCCTTTATCTCGTCTAAATGCTTTGTATTCAGGTTTATATGGTCTGAAATTTCTACCATCTGCATCTTTACCTTTTTGTGTACGCTTTCTAATCAAGCCTAACAAGAACTCAGCAGTACGTCCTAAAGCTATTTGAACTTGTCTTGGCTGTTCTCTTAATTGTTGATCTAATTTACGATTAAACTTTGAGGAGTCAATCTTTGGGGTAATCTTCATCTTATCAATCTTAGTCTATGATAAGCCTCTTTCTCGCTAGTTGTTATTGTACCAGAATTATCATCATCGTATTCTACGCCATCTCTTAGTACATTTTGAAACTCTTTTTCATATTCTGTTTGATAATATTTCTGCATCATTTGGAATCTATCCAAGTTATCGTCTGAATTAAACTTAGTTAATAATGGACAAATATAATCTGCTAGAACTTTAAATACAGAACATCTAACCCATTGTGCATCTGTTAATTTAG